GTTCTTTACGGAGGGTATTGGGATGAAGCTCAAAGTAGCGTTTTCGCGCCCCGAGGACGGAACTTTCTTCCTCGGGCGTTATTATCCTAAGCCGTTGGAGTCCTTGGCTTCGTACGCTGATGTGCCAAAGACACTCCGCAAAATTTTCGTCGCGCGCAATCTCGACGTTGAGAAGTACAAGCTCAAGCTCTTCGGTTACTGGACGACCGATTCACAAACACCTGGAATTCGTGAATACCTTATCGCCGTCGCTAAGATGTACAGCGTCGATCTACGCCATTTCGAGGGCATTGTTGAGATCGATGACGAGGGCCGTCCTATTCTTTCTAAGGATATGGCCCATCTTCTCGCGACGGATCGGGACATGTTTTATCGCGTAGCTGGCGGACCCTACTGCGTCACGGACGAAGACGTACCGATGATGTTAGAGGCCATTGCTACTCAAGTTAACTTCGACTGTGCTTCGGAGCTTGAGGGCTGGCTGGAGTCCCTTGCCCAGTGCGCGACATGGGAGGACCTTGATGCCTTCCAGTTGCCAGGAATGGACTTCGACCCCGATGCCGAACCCGAGGGAACGGTGCGTATGTCGGGTCCAGTCGCGAACCTGCTTTCCGTAGAGGCGTCACGGTCGGATTCGGCCGAGTTCTCATTTGACGACCTTGCGGCTGCTGCCGAGATCGCTCTCGAGGAGCTGCTCCATGCGGAGGAAGCGGGCTCAGCGCCGCCTTGCGCTTCGGCGTAAGGCGGCGCGCGACACCCCTCTCAACACGTGTTTCTTTCTGCTCGCAAGACGGCGAGGGATGGTTCTTGACACGTGTTATCCGTTAGGCAAAGCTAGCCGAATCGGTAGGGTTGAGTGAGAGATTGACCCCTCGAAAGCTACAGGCTTGCGCACCTTCATCGGTGCGCGAAAGAAGAAAACAAGATTGATCAACATGACGTCACTGGTTGAAGTTCAGCGGATGCGCGACATCGTGCGCTCCAAGGAACCGATGGATGAGCTGTGCAAGAATAGGCTCATCACACCTGAGGCGTGCGACTGGGTTAAGTATGCCCTAGATCCTTTCCACGACATGCAACTTGAAAACCTTCGTGGATATCCGGATGTTGCCACCGAGCCGTCTGTTGTTGTGAAGATACGTCAAGCTATCACCATTGCTAAGCCACCAGGCTTGCCAGCTGGTGCAAATTGGGATTGCCACGTGGCATTGTCACCTATTGACTTTTCACCCTGTGATGAGTCAGCTGTCACTACAGCAAAGGTGCATCCATTTGGCAATCCAGCACGCCCTACCACGGACGACGTTGCTGGTATGATCAAAACCTTTTCCACGCGTACTGGACGTATGGATGGCTTGCTGATCAATAGCGTCCCGTCAACCGGCGCCGACGGAGCCAGCATGACCTTTACCCCACTGCATTGCCCTACTAGCGGTGCAGGTGGCTATGAGCTTCAACATGTCAATCTTGATGACTACCTCGATTTTCAGGACACCGATCTTGGCGTTTATCGCCTGGTGTATTCCGGGTTCGAGGTGGTTAATACGACTGCGCAAATCTATAAACAGGGCGCAGTAACCGTTTACGAATACGGCAACAGCTACGAGACTGGGGCGTCTTTGCCCCGCGACGCCACCAATGGCGGTCGTTGGGACCAGCCCATCTCGCAGCCAACAACGTACTTTCGTTGCCCTCCAAACACATTAGCTGAGGCCAAGATTATGCCTGGTGCCCACTCGTGGGCCGCACAGGACGGCTGTTACAACACTGCCAAATTTCAGTCGGACAACAAGTTCCAAGGCATGACTCGCCGGCCCTGGGCCATTTGCCAGAACAACCCCACCGCTCCAACTGATAGTGGATACTTCAATGGTGAATACGGTTCTTTTACCTCCGACAATTCGTTGGGGTTCAACAACACGAGCACCAGCGGAGCGACCACTCCTGGCCAGGCGAACCCAGCAATATTTGGAGGACCCATGCACTTTTCAATGATGAATACCACGGGCGCTTATTTCACCGGCCTGTCCGAGCAGACGACGTTGTTCGTCACTTGGCGGGTCGGCATTGAGCGCTTGCCGGCAGCAAACAAGCCAGCGTTCCTTGCGCTGGCCCAACCATCAGCCACCTTCGATCCGAACGCTCTCGTTCTGTACAACATGGTGGCCAACGTTTTGCCGCCAGGATGCCCACAAGGATACAACGATATGGGCAAGTGGTTTCGATGGGTTTCAACTGCCGTACAAAAGTCAATCCCGACTGTCTACCCCATAGTTCGGGCAGCCTCCATGATGGCTACCACACTTGGGCGGCCAATTATCGGTGCAGGCCTCAGTGGCCTTGCTGAACAACTAAAACCGATTGCCGAAAGGCAGGCCGCTAGCCGCTTGCAGCAGGCTGCTCGCAACAAGCAAGCACGATACAAAGGCAAGCCAGCCGTTCAGAACTGGGCCAAGCCATCACAGAATGGCAAGGCTCCGGGCGGTACGAACGGCATGCGCTGAGTGCGTTTCTCGCATAACTGCGATACAAGCTAGATGCTCACTAGTCAGAGCGAAAGCGAAGATAAGAACCATTACACACATGGGATAAGGTAATCCACCAACCATCTCAGGTTGGCCGTTGCTACTTGTAGCATTAAAAGAGGTTCAATTCCTCCCCCCGGTTGGGGAAGCATGTGTGGCGTCCAAGTCGGGCGCGCCTGTCAGCGGGCGAAACATCAAATTCACTGACACAGCCAC